CGGCGCTACCTGGGTTAAATTAAACTAATAAAATAAAATAAAATGGGATATTCAATTCAGCCCGTAACAATTTGGGCAAACGGCGAAGCAAAGCAGGGAAACTATATCGATGCTTCAATAGTAAACGACAATCTTAGCGACTACGCGCAGTTTTACTGGCAGATCAGTAGCGTAAGTGGTACCGGGGAAGATCAGCAAAAACAATCGCTAGCGCAGGGCAATACGTCAATAAGCGGAGCCGCATACGATACCTGGGGCCAGTCGCCCGATATAAATTTAGCCGCTTATCAGTATATTTGCGAGCAACTTAATTTAACCCTAATACCTTAAAAAAATGGCAAACGTACAGGAACTAAAAGCACAGGCCTACGACCTACTGGCAAACATTGAATTTTTACAGCTTAAACTGCGCGAAACAAACGCAGCTATAGCCGAAGAAACCAAAAAACAGAATGAAAGTGGATCTACAGTTAGTAACGATAGCAATTAGTAGCCTTTGTGGCTTTGTCGCGTCCTGGGCCGTTCTTAACCAGCGCGTAAAGTCGCTAGAAGATAAGATCGCTAAAAATGACGATCACGACCAGCGGCTAACCAGGCTCGAAACAAAATTGGATATTTTGCTGGAGCATTTAATTAAGGATTAATGAAAACGCAGCTAATACGACTAGCAGACGTGGGCTTTATTGGCCCCTTTATGCTTTACGCTGCAACCAGGCTAAAAGGTCAGGATCGCCAAATAATGGCGGCCCTAGGCCTGGCAACAATAATCTATAACGGTATAAACTTTGTAAAAAATGAAAAAGCTATTTAAGAACTGGAAAACGACATTTTTCGGCTTTGCTACTATTATCGGCGGGCTGGCAGCCATTTTAAAAGGCGACCTGGTTACCGGGATCACAACTATTGGAGCTGGCCTGGGCCTTGCTTCGGCTAAAGATTTTGATAAAACAGGGCTGTAATGAATGAAAGGCACAAAAAACTATATTATTGCTCTGGCAATAGTGGGCCTAATTTTACTTACTACTAAAGTGAGCGCAGCGAAAGTTATAGCACAATTTGAAGGCCTGGAGCTAAAAGCCTACCAGGACAGCGCCGGTATTTGGACGATTGGCTACGGCAATACGCGCAACCCCTATACAGGGCTACCAGTTAAGCAAGGCGACAAGATCACAAAGAAAGAAGCCCTGGACTGGCTACGGATCACTACAGCTGCAGTAGAAGCAGACGTAAAGCGCCTAGTAAAAGTAACGATCAATACTAATCAACAGCTGGCACTGGCTAGCCTAGTATTTAATATCGGAACAGGCGCCTTTGCGCGATCTACGCTACTAAGGTTACTAAATAGCGGCGCAGATAAGGCCGCCGTCGCAGCGCAATTTTTACGCTGGAATAAAGTCAAAGGAAAAGAGGTAAAAGGCCTTACCAGGCGCAGAAAAGCGGAAAGCGAATTATTTTTATCTTAATTAACTGAAATTCAGCTTATTTAATAATCTTGCCAGCTACAGGCAAGATTTTTTTTTGTTTGTATGGTATTTTCTTTTATAGATTTGTAAACGACAAACGACTTTTACTAACCTAAATTAACGGAACTATGGCCATTTTAACTGATCGCCAGGCGTACCTGCGCGAACTAGATCAAAAAATTAAGACATTACAATTTTTAGGCAAGCACCTAGACGACGCCCGGGTACGAATTGAATTTACCTATAGCTGCGGGAGCCGCGCTGTAGTAGATCAATCGCTGATCCCCTTTAACCTGGCTATGGAGCTGCGCGTACTTATTGGCGATAGTATTGACTATTATCAACGCGTTATTGTAAACGTCAATTCGATCCCCGATGAAATTGGCTAAATTTTTACTGGAATTATTTTTTTTAATTCTAGTATGCCTGCCAGTATTTTGCCTGGCCTATCTTACTATTGAATTATCTTTTTTTATTTTTTACTTAAAAAAAACCCTAAACAAATGGAAAACTTCAACCACCCGGCGTTCCCGCCGCAAGTAGCGCAAGACAACCTGGGCCGCTTTGTTGCCCCGATTCCTGGAATGACTAAGCTAGAGTATTTTGCTATTCAGCTGCTACCTACTTACCTGGAGCTAGGCAAAAAGCACCCACTAGCCGACAAAGGCGAGCCGATAACACCGATACAGGCCGCTATCACTACAGCAAAAAAATTGATTGATCAACTAAACGAAAAGCAAAATGAGAAAGACGTTTTACAAATTATTGAATAGCTCTAAATTTTGGCTGCTATTGACTTTACTTTTTATGCTATGGCTATCTAGTTACTGGAATTACTAATTGAATGGCAAACGACGTTTCGGAAATTATCAATTTACTACAAGCTAGGCGATACGACGCTAATAATAGGCCGCCGGCCCAGCCGCCAATCTTTACAATCCAGGGTAAAGTAGTTGGCTGCCTGCAGAGCTATATTGTATTTTCGGGCCTGCCTAAAGCTAGTAAGTCAACATTCGTGGGTGCAGCTGCAGCGTCAGCCCTTGTGCCGCCTTATCATGGCGTTTGGGGTATGAAACTGCAGCTGCCTTATGATAGGCCCAGGATCGGTTACTTTGATACCGAAATGAGCAATTTTGACTTCTACAGGCAAATAGATAAAATAATTAGCCTGGCTGAAAAAACGAAGCTCCCGGATCATTTTGACGCTTTTTCTATGCGAGAGGACATGCCTAGCAAAATCCGAATAATGATCGAACAGTATTTAATCGAAAATAGGGACTGTAGTTGCCTTATTGTGGACGGCTTACTGGACTTATGCCTGGACTACAACGATCCAAAAGAAACGCGACTAGTAACTAACTGGCTAAAGAGAATTACCAAACAATATGATATTTTGTTAATCGGCGTGCTACACCTGGGCAAAGGTCATGGCGAAACGCTGGGACACTTGGGTAGCAATACTGATCGCTGGAGCCAGTCAACTATGATAGTGGAAAAAAATAAAGACGCTGGCCAGTTCGTACTAAAGCCTAAGTACATAAGAAGCGACGCCGACTTTGAGCCGGTCGCCATAATGAACTTCGACGGCCGCTGGAGCCAAGTGCCGTACATTGAGCCAGCACCGGCAATCCCTACAAAAAAAACTAAAAAATAACCTGGGGACAGAGGTAACTGAACAGCAATAATTATGGAACAGAAAAACAATAGCGGCAGCCTTTACAAAAACACTAAGGACAAGCCCACGCAGCCGGACTACACCGGATCGGCCACCATTGCCGGAAAGCAATACCGGGTTAGTGGCTGGGTAAATAAAAGCAAGGCCGGATCTAATTATTTACGGATCTTATTTAGTGAGCAACAAGCGCAAGATCTAAACGCTACAGCCAGCCAAGTTACTATGCCTATGCAGCCGAAAAGTAGCCAGGAGCCTGTAGATAGCGTTATTTTAGACGATCTACCTTTCTAAAAAAAAGCGCCGGGAGTAGAACTCGACCGGCGCGGACAAACGACTACGGAACTTGCCGCGGTCACCTGTATTCACTGCTAAAATAGTATAAAATGACTAAAAAACTAGAAACAGCCATAGTTTTTTTTAAGCCTGGGACAAAACGGCCCAGGAAATATCGGAATATCACTAACAGGCTCAAATTTGGCCAATTTTGCGCTAGTTCGGGCGCTTGGTATATTAACTGGTACGACAAGGAAACGGCCAATTTTGAGGGCCGCACGTGGCTTATACGAGATTTTGAGAAAAAGTAGTAAATTCGATTAACATAAGCAGACAGGGTTGGTTTAGGAGGGCCGGGCGTTTCTACGCCGGGCCTTTTTTATGCCCTTACGGTACTTTTCTATTATTAAATAAAGGTGAATACAGGTGTGTGGATATTTTTAGGCTAAATTTTATGCTCTGTATGAATTTTTTTCACTAAATTCGCCGTAGTCCGCGTAGCGGCCCTACAAAGCCGCACGCGGGCTAGGCGAAAAGTTACAAAAGTGAACAAATTTTGAAATAGATTTTTTTGCTTCAGTTTTTGTTTTTATTTTCGGTAACGACAAACGACAAGGATCTAAAAGGCCGCAGCACATTGTAAATGCGGAATATCTTACTACTGGTAGGCGGCGCAGCTGCACTGTTTTTTTTATCACG